TCGAGCGTTGACGATGCCACAGAACGGCTGGTGTAAATTAATGTACGACGCGATGGCTGGTACGGAAGATTTCCTCTTTCCTTCGCGTGCAGCGTTGATGAGGTCTTTCTTTCGGTTGTCGTATCGAGCGAGTGCTGCCTCGTAAGCCTTCCTGCTCACGATCTTATTTCGTCGGTTGATCATCAGATCCTCTCGGCGTAGGTTTCCGCTTGTACGTGTAGCGGTTCCATTGAATACATCAGCCTTTGACCCGATGATCTGCATTTTATAGTAGAGGCGTTCACATTTTTTTTCGCAGAACGTAGTAGATAACAAAAGACAAAAATGACGACGATTCAGGTGCAAACAGCTATTAACCCGGCAGTCCTATTCAGGATGTATTCGATGCAGTCTCACCAGGACATGTTCGGAGGTGGCAATCAGATGGCCGTGTCTAACCGTGTTGGACTGCGTTCATTTGAGGGTGGAGCGGTCTATCGTCCTACGGGAGGGAGCATTCCTGGGTTCGTTGAGATTCCTCTTGCACTTGACCAATCTGCGGCTGCGCATGTTGTTCCTCCGCTTGACTGGTACTCGGGTCAGTACATCAAGTCGCTCGATGACGCGAAGAAGGAGAAGCTGAAGGCCGAGTACTCTGGTTTCTATGACCAGTGGGTGCGTGCTACCTTGAGCAACTACAAGTGAAAATAGTTGTTTCGTTTTTCGAGAAACAAAAAAAAATCTTGTTTTATATGTGGTAAAAATAAAGTGAATGATCTCCCTGAAGAAAGGAACTCCGGTTGCTGTTATCTGCACTGGAAAGGATGAGGGAAAGAAGATATTCATCACAGAGGACGTCGGCCTATCGGAGCTTAAGCAGGACCCTCTCGAGCTGTTCGGAAACAATGAGCTTGCTCCGTCGAAAAAGCCTATCTCTGCTGTACACCGAAAGGCAATACGGACGGCATTGCTCGATGATCGCACAGACTATCCTGCCGAGCTCGAAGACCATATGGAGCTACTTCGCGCTTCCTACGCAAACAAGAATCGTTACGAGTACCGCACAGACGCTGAGACATTGTGTGTCTATCCTTCCAAGGGATCAGAGCGCGTGTTTGTAGCTGGAAAATCTGGATCCGGCAAGTCCACGTTCACCGCTCAGTACATCCGAGAATACACAGAGATGTATCCTAAGCGGAGCGTATTCTTGATCTCTACGCACGAGGAAGAGAAAGCGTATAAGATCCTTCCTATCAATCAGATTCCTCTCGATGAGACGTTTCTCGAGAAGCCTCCTACCCTTACCGACCTCGAGCAGTCGCTCGTTGTATTCGACGACACGGACAACCTACAAGATAAAGATCTACAGCGCGCCGTGCAATCTCTTAACAACGATCTACTCGCGAACGGAAGGAAGTACGAGATTCACGTGGTCACGCTCGCTCATCAGTTGATGGATTACAGCCGGTCTCGTGTTCTGCTAAACGAGGCAAATCGCGTGGTCTTTTTCAACGGGGGGTCGGCCTACCACGTTCAGCGGTATCTCAAGGTCTATGCCGGTCTTCAGCCCAAGCAGATTCGTAGGATCCTTGACTCGAGATCGAGGTGGACGTGCATGGGTCTCACTATACCCAATTATGTTGTTACAGAGCACGAGGTTTACGTCCTGAAGACTACTACCGGATGAGGTCTTTGAGTACCATTTTTCCATTTTGTATATAAGATTTTTTAGTCTGGTATGCTTAGAACTACGTACTCGTCAGGCGTAATTCCTTGGGCCGAGCATTCTATTTTTACTTCGGCGCAGAACTGCTCATTTGACATGTGACTATTTGCTTTTCTTAGGATGCACCACCTACCGCACGTAGAAGTTCCCTTTCCTTGTAAGCAGACGTTGTTGTACGCGATTGGTCTCTCGCTGTCAATAAGAAGCCTGAGAAGATGGGTGTGCTGTTGACCTGATCCTATCTTGAACGAGGGACTTACCCACTTCAGCTCGTCGTCTGGGAATATCCCATAACTATCGAACATCTCGATGCATGGTATTCCATCTGTGTTCACAGTTTCATGTACAAGACACCAGTGGCCGGTATTCGGCTGCATCTCGTAAAGAAGGCAGAATGGCCGAGGTGGTAGTTGAATTTGTCCCTCGAGGTCTCTGTATAGGTAAGACTGCATGCCACTGCGTGCCTTTATCTCTTTGTCTGACAGGGACCGATTCATCTTCTTTTTTTTATCTCTCATGTATAAACAAAAAAAAACGATGAACGTCAAATCGAGAGTTAGCCAGGATGTTGTGTATTACAACGCTACACTGGTAAACACTACAGCAGGGCGTGTGGTCGCTGACATACAAGATGGTAGGTCGGTTCCTATCATAGATGTTCCTGAACAGTGGGAAATGTCTGTTGTTCGGTTTGACGTAGACTCTATCCTGTTACCGGTAGCCATGTTCCCTATGGGGGTGGGGAGCAATACTCAACTGTCTTTCACTTTCCGTAGTTCTGGAATCGACTATGGTCCTTATTACGTCCAGAGCTTAGAGTCGAGTGGTTTCGTGCAGAGCATCGCTCTTGGAACAGAGATGATCAACGCCGTTTTTACATCCGCGTGGCCTCTAATTGGAGGGTCAAAGCCGCAGTTTCCTCCGCAGATTGTGTGGGATCCTGTTACCCAGCTGTTCAGGCTATACTTCACACCGGACTATGCTACGACATACAACGACTTCGCGATCTACATGTCTGACGTCGCATACAAGTACCTTTACGCTCTACCGTCGATCATAATTGGACCAAACCAGCCGCTCGGGAAGGATGTTCTACTGTTCACGTGGAACGCTCCGTTTGTTCAGACAGCTGCTACTAATCGAGTTGGACTTCCTCTTACGCTGCAGTCTCCTGGGTATTACCCGGCAGGTAATCTTGTCTACCTCGAGCAGTCTGCGAAGTCAATCTCGAATTGGGCGGCGGTTCGTACTATCTACCTGACTACAAGCTCTCTTCCCATTCAACGAGAATCCGTACCTGGGTCTGTTGGGTACGGTCAGAACGGCAGTACATCTTCTAACTCGATTCCGATGGTCACCGACTTCATCATTCCTCAAGACCAGAATCCAATGGAGTCGCATAGTCGAATCGAGTATCTTCCTACAGCAGAATACAGGATGATCTCTCTCGGCGGAAGAGAGCCGATCTACCGAGTTACTCTACAGGCTTGGTGGACTTCTTATGCTGGAAATGCGTACCAGATCAATCTTCCGCCAAACGGAGTGTTCTCAACGAAGATTATGTTCCGTCGAAAATAAAATTAGGAGCATTACTTGATTTTTTTTTCGTAGTACCATTATTCAAAACCAAAAAAGAAAAGGATGTCGATCACGGTCGAGACTCTCGCGACAAAGCGTGTCATTGACACTCGCACAGATGTAAACAGCTATGCTCGCAGGACCTACCAGATCTTCGACGGGCCGCAGGATGCAGGTTATGTTCGGTTTGTGCCTAACGGCGGCCAGTCGGCTGGGAACCAGCTCAACTTCACCCTCAACCCTCCGTCTACGCGCGTATTTGTCAATCGTCGTGTGATCATCGAGTCAACGTTCGAGGTTAGTCTTACCGGCGTACCGAACGGCGGCCAGGACTACCTGCTCAATTATGCGCAGACCGGCGCCGTCCTTGCTCCTGATGCCGTTCCTGGTACTACGCTTGGGTCGAGCAATGGAAACAACGGTCCTCGTGCGTATCCTCTTGCTAACGCAACGAGGTCTCTTCAGGTGTCAATCAACAACGACCAACTTTCGCAGAATCTCGGAAATTACTGGCGTGCTACTACGCGATATGCTAACAACCTTGCGCAGTCCGAGATTGACCAGGGATCGACGCCTACGATGCTCGATTTGGCGCAGGACTATCAGCAGACGTCGGGTAACAACCTGTCGCCGTTCGCTGTGCGTGGTGCAAATCCGCTGCAAACGTCGAGGACGTCGCTTTACGGAATCCAGATTGTTTCAAATCCGGCGTACACCGGAGGGGATCCTATCACCGCTGTTGTTCGGTTCACTGTGCGCGAACCGCTGTATCTTAGCCCGTTCCTGTTCCAGCGAGGTGAGCAGGATACCGGCCTCATCGGCGTGCAGACAATGAACCTTCAGCTCCAGCTTGGCGGACGAGGTGGCTCTGATCTTGCTGCTGCCGTGTATTCGATCGACTACGTTAACACGTTTAGTGTAGCGGCTCTCGTTGAGCCTGTTGTTACGGCGAGGACTACGGAGTCCTATGTCTACATGAACTTCCTGACGCCCGATGCGCTTCAGATCATCCCTGACATCAACAATTACCCTTACTACGAGCCTACGCTGTACACCACGACTCTCCCGGGTCAGATTCCAGCAGGCGCGACCCAGCAGATCATCAACATGAACAACATCCAGCTGAACTCGATCCCTCAGCGGCTTCTGATCTTCATCGACGAGCCGGACTCTCAAGCGAGTCCGTACAAGCCAGACACGTTCGCGTCAATCCAGAGCGTAAACATCTCGTTCGACAATCGAGACTCGCTTCTTGCTGCGGCTCAGCCGATCGACTTGTACAACATTGCGGCGAAGAACAACACCAATTTGACGTGGACGGAGTGGAATCGCGATGTCGGCTCTGTTCTGTGCTTGAACTTCGGAGAAGACATCCCTCTTCGAGCGAATCAGGCAGTCGGCCTTCGTGGATCGTATAACCTTAGGATGCAGATCACTTACAACAACGTCAAGACTTCGACGTCTGCGTTGAACGGTGTTCCAATTCAAGTTCCCATGGAGGGGGTGTCTCTGCAGGTCCTCGTGTTCGGCGTCGGTGTTATGACGATTGCTCAGCAGAACGTCGTGCGTACAGTCGGTATCCTCACAAACGAGGATGTCCTGCGATCGAAGATGCAGCCAGCGCTTCCATACACTAACACCGGCGATCTCTATGGTGGTGGCTGGTTCGACGACTTCCGTAATGCATTCCTTTCGATCGCTCGACCGGTCGCGAACATCGCTTCAAAGATCCTTCCTATGATCGCGCCAGAGGTGTCGCCGTTCATGAACGCGTTCAACTCGGTGATTCAGGACTCTGGGCCAGGCAACACTGGTCTTGTCCGCGGAACCGGTCTCGTTGGAGGGAACGTAGGAGGCCGTCTTGTTGGTGGCAAAAAGGTCACTCGTGCGCAGCTTGCGAAGATGCTTCGGTAGAATGTAGGAACCCAGATTTCGATATTTTTTTTTTCGTAGTGTACCAATATAAAAACAAAAAATGGACCTGCGTTCGCTGAACTCTGGATCAACGGAAACAAAGGGATGGCTTAATCCCGTATGCGGAGAGTTGGAGGCAAAGACCGTCGGTGCGTCGCAGTTTCAGATCACCGATGCTGATTCGCAGGATACCGTCCAACTGAACGGAGGCATTTACCGACGGGCCGCGAGTCTCAGCCCTACGTTCGCTATTACTTCCATCACTCCTCCGTTCGGCCCTGGCATGGTTGACATCGCTACTCTCAACACACAAGAAGGCGGAATTCCGATCTCGGCGCTTGTTCCTGGTTGCTCGTACGAGCTCTACTTTTCCGGCAAATTTGTGGACAATAGCCCCGGTGGAGGCGGCGGTATCTACACGTATCCGTGTTTCAAGGCCACGCAGCCGACAGACTATCCGGATGCCTTCTGCGAGATCATCATCGACAGCGGCGCGGTGGAGACAGTTCAGGGATTCGAAGTTCGTGTGACTTTCCGAGTTGTCTCGACTACGGATACGACTATCACATTGGAGGCAACTTGGACGACGATGTGCAACAAGGGTGCTATTCCAAGCATTTGCCGAGAGCTAACAAATACCTTGCTACAGACGTCGAATACACCGAGCCGCAGCGCGAGCGTAGACAAGCGTCTTCCGTTTACGGTCTGGACATACGCTGTTGGAGGCCCATTCACGCTTACTCGCACGCAACTGTACCTTCGGCGCATCTCCTAAACAATGCTCGCTGCCGAGTCGGTTCGCGGAACTATTTGATCAGTATCTTTTTTTTTGTCTGTCTGGGGAGGCTCATTTTGTAGGATGCACCCGTTCCAGCAACAAGAGACTGTCCTGCACCGAGAGTATCTAACTGCACCAAATATACCAAGGCATAGTGTTGTTGCTCCTCCTATAATGGCAAGTATGTCAGCCGTACTTGTTACGATATTCCCCATTTTTTTGTCTTATACACTAAAGAAAAAAATGGATCTTAGGTCGCTGAATTCAGGAACAGCTTCGTCTAAGGGATGGCTGAATCCTGTATTTGGTCATGTAGAGGCAGACGATATAGTAGTTGACTCGATCACAGCTAATCATTACAATGGCACATTTCCGTCGATCGTAGGACCACCTGGACCACAGGGCCCTCAAGGAATCCAAGGACCAGTTGGAATTCAAGGACCACAAGGAGCACAAGGAAATGTGGGAGCACAAGGAGCACAAGGAATCCAGGGTCCACTCGGACCAGTCGGTCCTCAAGGTCCGCAAGGAGACCAAGGACTCCAAGGACTTCAAGGCCCTCAAGGAGACATAGGCTTACAAGGAATCCAAGGCGTACAAGGACCTATCGGTGCTGATGGGCCTCAAGGAATCCAAGGAGACACTGGAGCTCAAGGACCAGAGGGACCGCAAGGCCCACAAGGCATCCAAGGAATCCAAGGAGAAACTGGAGCTGCAGGTGAAAACGGATCGTCGAGTTCTATCTTGTACTACAAGGCACAGACTACGGCTCAGGATCCTCCGCCTACGACTGGCCACATTCGATGGAACACTGTAGACCAGACACAGGCTATTTTCTTGTACTTGAGCCATATCGATGACTCTGGCGTCGACGTAGAGCGGATATTGGAGCAATGCACTCCTGGGTCGACTGTTCTCGTACAAGACCGAAATCAGAGCGCAAACTACCAGAATTTTAAGTTGACCGAGCCTGCTATCAATGTACCTGGTTCATATGTGTCATTCCCTGTCACGTTCGTCAACGGCGGTGGCACTGGACTTGCTGGATTTGCGAATAATCATGCTCTGCTCATCGGTGTGCTTTACGCTGGACCGACAGGACCAGAGGGTCCTCCAGGAATCCAAGGACCGCAAGGTGACATAGGACCGGAAGGACCGCAAGGAATTCAAGGCCCGCAAGGCGAACAAGGACTGCAAGGAGACCAAGGAATCCAAGGAATCCAAGGAAACCAAGGAGCTGTAGGTCCTGAAGGACCACAAGGACCTCAAGGTCTTCAGGGAGACCAAGGAATCCAAGGCAACATTGGACCACAAGGACTTACTGGAGCACAAGGCCCCCAAGGCAATATCGGACCACAAGGAATTCAGGGAATACAAGGCTTACAGGGAATCCAGGGAGTCCAGGGTCCTATTGGGTCAAATGGAGTTGCTGCAACCATCAGCGCTGGTTCGACTACGACAGGTCTTGCTGGAACATCGGCATCTGTAACCAATAGCGGCACGAGTTCGGAGGCTATCTTCAACTTCACGATTCCGCGAGGTGATCAGGGCATACAGGGAATTCAAGGAATCCAAGGAATCCAGGGACCGGCTGGAAGCACCGGAACTGCGGCAACAATCGCGGTTGGTACCGTGACTACAGGAGGTCCTGGTACTTCTGCGACTGTGACCAATGTAGGGACTTCTTCGGCTGCTATCTTCGACATGACTATTCCGCAGGGAGCTTCAGGAGCAGGGTCAACGATTACTATAAACAACACGATTTCAGCGACTGCATTCCGTCTTCTATTTACAAATACGGCAACAGGAACATCGACTGCGTCTCTTCTTACGCATGCTACCGCCTTGACATACAACCCGAATACACTCGCTCTCACAAATACAGGAGGCACATTCACATGTACCACGGTTTTGGCGAACCTGACAGGAACGGCGAGTACATCGAGTACGATTACGACGGCGAACACGGTGTCGGCCGGGGCTAAGTATCTGATGTTCACGAATACAGTCGGTGCGTCTTCCGTCGTGTCTGTTACAAATACTCTCGCCAATCAACTTGCGTGGGATGCATCTACAGTTACACTGACAATCGGGACTACTGGAACCGGAGTTCTTACTGTCAATACAGTGAACGCTACACTTTCCGGAAATGCGAGCTCTGCTACTCAGGCCAATATGACTGCTACACAAGTAGCGGGTACAAGATACCTATGCTTCGTTCCTGGAACTGGAAATCAAGGAATCCAGATGAACAATGTGGCTGCTACCGCTATTGCGTGTAACCCAAGTGTTCCATCGATCACGATGGGAGCAGGAGTTGGTGGGTCTGGTGTTATCACTTCGAATAGTTTCGTAGGCGCATTGACTGGCAACTCAAGCTCGGCTACACAGGTAACTGCTACTTCTACAGCCGTTGCAGGAAATCGTTATCTGTGCTTTACACCATCGACAACTACAAGTGTTTCGGACATTCAGTTCAGTCCTACTCTCGCTACTGCTATCTATGTTGTACCGAGCACACCAGCACTGTTCATCGGCAATGGGATCACTGGCTCTGGTACATTGACATGCAACACAGTGACATGCACGACAATGAGCGGACAGGCTTCCGCGTCAGACACTGTAGCAACAATTGCAACTGCAACTGCAGGAACAAGGTACATCACGTTTACACCGAGTTCGAATGTATCGAGTGCAAACAGTAGCATACAAACGGCCACTGCACTTCAGTACAATCCTGGAACTGCGCTACTGACTGCCACCAACCTCACTGTTTCTGGCACACTGACTGGAACTGTTAGTACTGCTACTAACTTTGCTGGAGGCCTTGGTGGGTCTATTCCATATCAGTCGGCTGCAGGAACTACTACATTCCTCGCAATCAGTACAGTGGCCGGACAGATGCTTAGGACGACAAGTACAGTGCCTACATGGGCAACTCCAGGAGGGTTCCCAGTAAGTTTTGGCGGAAATGCGAGTGCTGGTAATGTGTTGCAATACAACTTGCCAAGCGCCCTGTTTGCTACTACTATTCTCAATAGCGTATTGGGGACTCCTGGAAATGGATTTGTTACTCCGTACTCGTGCATACTTGTAGCGGCTGCGGCATACTCAACGACCAGCTCGGCCTCGGCGACTGCGACGATTCACGTGAATGGGTCGGCAACCGCGCTTACAACGATTGGGTCAGGAACCAATTTCAGTGTTACCGGGAACCGCGTACTCACATTGTCTGCCACTACCAACACGATTTCGGCTGGAGCCCTCGTCGAGGTCCGCGTGAATACGGCGGCCATCGGGAATTGCCAGATCACGCTGTACATGGCGTAAAAAAATAAAATCTCACGCGGTAGATTAACAAAGACAAAAAAAACCAACGGGCCTGAAATATGCCACCAAAGCGAAAAAGTAGGAAGGGTGGGTTTCTACCATTCCTCATGTTGCCTGGCGGCATGATGGGACTAACTGCACTGCTATCTAAGATGGGATCTGGCCGACCGGGCGGTCGCCGCAAGCGCTGAAAATCATTGATTTCGGCACATGCCAATTTTTTTTTCTTGTTGTCATATACGTAAAAACAATGGTTACCGCAAAGCAAAAAAAGAGCGATAAGCCCAAAAAGCCAGTTGGCAGGCCAAGAAAGAAATTAGGAACCCGCGTGACTGACGTTCCTCTTGTGTCTGCCCTAAGGCCGCGTGCTTCTCGGTCTAATGCAGATTCGGCTGCTATTCAGCGAGCAAAGCTTGCATTCAGGCGCGACTATCCAATTGCAACTGGTAAAAGGGCCTTCGACGAATACAAGACACGGGCTCTACTGGACGCAATGGCGGATCCGTCAAGAGGAGCTATCGGGTCTCGTGTACTCGGTCCTTCTGCGTACAAGACAGAAAAAAAGCAAGCAGAGCTCGATGCGGCAATTCAAGCAAACCAGCCTTTTCTCATTCAAAATGGGCGGATTCTGTTAAATAAGAAGGCCGTGCGTGCTGCTCTATCGACGGCTGCTCCAGCGGCTGCTCCTGTTCCAGTGGGTCCTTCGGTTACATTGATTCCAGTACCCGCCGGCCCTTCTACTATTCCAGCGTTTACGGAAGGCACTTCGCGTACAAAGCAAAATTCACCAAAGACCAGAAGCCGTAAGAGGAGGATGGCTCGAGCAGCTCGTGAACAGGGCATTGCATACGGAGCAGAAAATCAAAGGGCGCTGGAAGAATTGGAATTACTACGCAGTTCAAAAAAGAGGAAGGAACGAGACGAAGGTGGACCTGGTCCTGTTACGCTTGAACGACAAACTCCGTATGAACGCGAGCTTTCAAATATCAGGACTACCCTTAGAGGAGATCTTGATCCAGCCGATAGGCTAAGTCTTGTTGGCAGAATGCGCGAGCTACGCCGACAGGTTGACGCAAACGAAGCTGTGGATATTACTCCGTTAGACGAGCCATCTACGCATCGTCCTCCTACGCCGGCGCAAGAAAGGCAGGCAGCTCGAATTGTACGCAAGTTTACAGCAAAGCAACTAACGGAAGCAGCAGCACGAATTAAGGCTGCATCTGCAATCGATGACATTAAGAAGGCGAGTCCGGCAGTTGCACAGGAAGTACAGAGGAAGATGGGAAATTTGATGACAGAAGAGCCCGAACTTGTGCAAGAATACCCAGAAGCTCTAAGCGCGTTTCAAGAAATGGCTGATGCAGCAAACGCCGAAACGCGAAGACGTCTGGATGAAGAGGAAGCTCGTCAATACGGAAGACACCGGCCTACCACAGAGCAACAAGAGGCAAATCAACAGGCGGCCGCTACTGTAGCTGCAATGTTGAGAGCAGAGAGCGAAGCACCTCCGCCATCTATTCGAATTGCACCTGCTGGACCAATTGGTCCTGTGATCGACGTTGGGAAAGAAGCCCGTGAAAATGCGGCACGTATAGCCGTAGAACGCAAAGCTCGTCGTGCAAAACAGCTCGAGGCGGCTCAAGCTAAGGTAGACCGTGCGGAAGAAGCCGACCGTAGGGCAATTGCTAACCAAGCAGTTCTCGAAGAAGCAGCCCTTGCGAATGACGCAGAGACGCGTAGATCATCCGCCGTCTCTATCCAATCTGCTATTAAGCGGGCATTGGCGCAAAATCAATACAATAAATCGAAAGACGCGGCTACTACTCTACAAGCGGCCGCTCGAAGCGCTATTACGCGAGACGCCCTGAACCAGGCAATTGAAAGCCAAGCGCAACAGGACGCGGCTACTACTCTACAAGCTGCCGTACGAAGCGCTCTTACTCGAGACGCCCTGAACCAGGCAGCTGAAAGCCAAGCTCAACAGGACGCGGCGATACGCGTGATACAGCGAGCCGTGCGAGACAAGGTCGATGGAGTAGCTAAACAGAAGCGGATTGTAAGCAAGATTCAGGAAATGAACACGCGAGTAGTTCCTCCTCGTCCTCGGCCGTCTCCGTCAATGACTCAGCCGTCAATCAGATACGAAGATCCTATCGACGAAGTTGATCTGACAGACGAGTTCGACAGAGAAGACGATGCAGTTCGTCAGCTTCAGGCGGCTTTGCGTCGATTCAGTGACAGGTCTCATTTCTCAAATGCACGTGAATTAGAGGCGGAATATGCAGCTCAGGACGAAATCGGTGTTCCGGGCGCTGATATCAGACCAAACAACCGCGTGATTCCGGCTCCACCTCCTCTTCCTCCTCGTCGACCTACTCCTCTTCTCGAGGCGGTATTAGACGCAATCGATGAAGTTGAAGCAGGCCCACTTGGAAATAAAAATACACCAAAAAGTGGGTTTGTGAGACAAGGTCTATCTGAGAAAGGCCTACGGGAAGCAGCAAAACGGCTTCGTCCGTTCGAAGGCACACAGCAGAGGATAACTGACCTCGCACCTGGACTTGGTGCTATCAACGAAAGAATGCTACGAGAGAGAGCCAGTTCCCTCAAGCGCGTTGTAAAAGAAGAAGACATCCGCCCCGTTGTTGATAATCTCGTTGCGAACGTTCTTGCAGATGCAGTGAGGGCAAAGTTCGCAAATACACGGCAAGAAGAAGACGATTCCAGCGACGATGGATTCGACGGAAATGGTCTTGTCGGTGGAGTAATCAGGCGTCTTCGTGGTCTCGGGTACTTCAACAGTCTCGATAACTACATGCAGCCTGGGCCATCTGGAACTCCCATAGACAGTCTAAAGTTGCTTAGGGAAGCAAGGGGAGGCCGCATGAACGACGATAGAACCGACTTCAGAGTTCTCATGGATGCGATGAAAACAATTCGCAGGGCACCAGGCGATCCAAATGGCGGCGTGAGGGGCGGTGCGATGGGAGGAGGACGTGTATTCTTGTCTGGTGTATCGGCTCCTACCGGCGGAAGTCAATACACTCTTCACGAGATCACGTTCCCCGACAAGGAATGGAAGACAAGCTCGAGTCTCAGGTGGCTCAGGTCAAACGGAATCAAGCCAATGAAGAAGGCTTCGCATAGCGGATCTGTGTACAAGTACATGATCGCGAGCTCTAAGGGGTTCACTGATCACTACACATCTGAGCTTGTTTCACGTGGTCGTAAGATCATCATGATGTACGGAAAGGCTTAAGGCCATAAAAAAAAGAAGTTTTATTTTTTTTTAAATAAGCATGTAGATCTGACTGTATCGGCGAGCTCTGCTGAATGCTGTGTACGCAAGCCGGTTGTCCACGAGAACTTCGCTTGATAAGTACAACGTCCCCTCCACTGTTTCTCCTTGGACCGAGTGTACCGTGAATGCATGGCGAATCTCGCACGTCGCCTGTGGCTTTGCGCCTACTATGATGTCTCCGTTGCAATACTTTGCATTCTTTTCCGTCACGATCCACTTGTTCTGGATATCAGGCCGCTCCTTGATTGCATTCGTGATACGGTCCTTCGTTGTATTTGCGTATGCGAGAATCATGTCGTCCGCTTTGTAACTATCGGCAAGCCGCTTTGCAGCCATCTGCTTGAACTCGCACGCAATCTCTCTGGCATAGCCTTGCACGTCAATATTTTCTCGCATCTTGTTTAACAGCGTCAACAGATGGTCTCCTTCGTCGATTCGATAGTTCTTGGTATGTGGGATCTTTGTTGCTTTGGACGGGTCAAATCCAGGCGACTTGATTCCAGATCCGTCGAAATGCGGGAGCTGGCACATGTCACCGCAGAACAGGATCCGGTGATTCGGGAATCGTTTGAGGATGATTTCCTGAGAGTTGAGTGTCATCATAGACACTTCGTCCACTACAATAACATTGTAATACTTTGAAAGCGAGCTCCACTTCTCCGGATTCGGGCTACACAAGCGAGCAAGCACAACGCACCGAGCGCCAGTTTCCTTGAACTTTGCGCGGGCCAGCTTATGGGTTGGTGCCACGTATAACACGCGGACGAGGCCCGGATCATGCAGATTGTAATGAGTCTTGCCAGACCCACCAGGTCCTTCGTGGTACTCTATTTTGTTATACACGCGAGCAGGTGCAAGTTCTTCGACCGTTCCGTTGTATCTGTCGACCCCAACATAGTGAGCTCCGGCGAAGTTTGTCTTCATGAGTTCTTTTTGTTCGCGGAACACACCGGTAATCGGGAACTCGTGGTCGATGTAATAGATTGCGTCTGATGCTACGCGGATGACCTTATCCGTTTCCATCGCGAGAAGCTGGTCGTATACCTGGATCCGTGTATGTGCCGTGACATATCCAGCGCCATGCGCAAAGTGGTCGGACCTCTCTGCGTCATATGTAACATAAAGCTCACCAGACTCGAGGATGCGCGCTGTGCCGTCTTTTACACAAGATGCCACGTGATTCAGGAACTTGAGTGGTCCGCTGATAAAGTGGCTCGCGCGGTCATAACGAGCTGCCTTCTTCCCGACCCATTTTGCATACAGCTTAATGTTTCCTTCCTTCTCATTCCACTCTTCGTCTTCGAATCGGAAGTCAACCGACGACCCCCATGCTCCGGCGAGTACACGGAACGAGCATCCCTGTTCGAGCAAGAACCTCAGCTCAGGCTTCGTGTAGACGCAATCATCCATGTAAATATACCCAAGCTTCGCGTCTATCTCTTTGAACTTGCCTACCAGCACGACATCGGTAATCAGGTAATAGCCCTCTCCCTCGATCTTGTCGGTCTGGCGGAAATCCGTAATCTTGACGACAATGCCGTTATAGAATCTGCACCGCCAGTAGTTCTTGTACGCCTTCTCCATATCGATTTCCTTGTAGTCCCGGATGCCTTCCGTAATCTCTTCATCCGTGATACGCGCATACGGGGACGTATCGATGAAGTCGACGTGTGTGTTGAACCTGACACCTGACCGAATGAAGTCACTTAGCACTTCATCTCGAACGTCGCATAATTTGCCGCTATCAAATCCGTACTTACGTTCTTGCTCGTGCACGAAGTCGGAGTGGTCTCCGCGTACACGGAACGTTCCTTCGAGTGTACGAACATACGTAATAACGCTGTCGTGCCGCTGGTACTCGAAATATTGCGAATGACGCTTGAGATCCAATACTTTTGCATCGAGAACTTCGCGTGTAACGAATACAGTGTTCTTCAGCGTCACCTCGTTCACCTGGTCTACGTGATTGATTCGTGTATTCAGGAAATGCATGTCACCATATTTACGGCCTGTGCAAGACACGCGGATGAACTCGCCCTGGATTGGCGCGTCGATGTAGATATTGATTCCTAATTCATCGGCAATCTTTTGAATGTGCGACTCAGGCACACCACCTGCCGACCTATACTTCCGCTCGAAGTCGATGGCCGTATTCATCTTCGACGAGAACCGGTTGCGCTGGTCCTTGGTCTTAGCAGCGTCGAGCTTTTCCTTGAACAGCTTAATTATCGGCTCGAGGAGACAGTTTGAAATGCCTTCCTGGAAGCTCTGGGCCGCTCGTTCTCCGTTGGTTGGCTCAATCAAATTGATGTCAATTGACGTAACCGTGTCCTGCAGATGGTTGTACACGTACTCAAGGTACATAAGACGCAGAGAGCGCGTGAGAGCGTCGATCGTAGTCTCGAATCCAGTATTCGAATAACCGACCTCTACGGTTATAGCATACCCAAGCTGATTAGCAAGAGAGAGCGCCGCATCGTCACCGAGAGGTTCATCTCGTCCTTCGTTGATCATGTCGATAACCTGGCGACGTAGGTCACGCACTCGGTTAGACAGATCGACGTACATGTCGTCCAAGGAAATCTCACCGTCGGCAGCAGGAACACCGCGATTTACAATTTCTCTCTGCGGTCGCGCTATCTGCACTGTCACCGTCTGATTCTTGCTTGTCCCGCGTCCAAAGAACCCCGCGATATCCTCCTCGCGAGTTACGAGTGCATCGAGCACGAAGTTGTCTGATTCACGACTAAACGTAGCCGTAACGATCACCTGGTATCCAAGACGACGGGCCTCCGTCAGAGCGCCGTCAGGAGTAACCGGCATGTAGTTCGCGCGCTGCAGACGGCGGTTGATAATTGCGATGATATCATCCTTCGCATTTCGTATACGCGTTAGTGTATCGATCTTGGCGATCTTGTTGACTGCCTGAGCGTTGGGGGCGCGTGTTGCCATTTTACTTTTGGGGTATCTGCTTTTTTTCTTAGAGGGGGTACGATTTTTTTTCTGGCCAGAATCCGCAAAATCGGTGATCGGGACAAAAAAAATATTTTACCCCGAGTGGGAAATTAATTATTTTACCCCGATAAATAGGCCACGGCAGCTGCAGCTGCTGCGAACGGCGCGGCGATGATGGTGGCACCAAGGACGGACCCGGCGACGGTAGCCGAAACGCGCGGCCGGTGGGGCTTGTGGTCTGGATGCTCACGCCTGTACTTGTCACGCGCTGCCGTCTGCTTTTCCTCGCGGTGCGCCTCGTCGTGGGCGTACTTCTCGCGTGCCCGCCTTGCCTTGGCATCGAGCGCATCCCGTCGCATTCGGGCAAAAATTTCACTGTCTGGTTCCGTGTCTCGCGTTGGTCTTGGCATTCGATTGACGTCGCGCCGTCTGTAGATTTTTGGTCCTTTTCCTTGGGGGGCGTAGAAAAAAAAATGGGCGGGGGATGGGGCATGGGTACCCCCTCACGCAAAGGGCTCGCTGCACATGTCACACTCGCCAGTGACACACGAGGAGCAATGCGGCGCGGCGCATCGTGCGCAGGACCAGGAGAAAGGGCGCCAACCGTCGCACGCGATGCACTGGCAGGCTATAGGGTGCACGACCGAGCAATCCGGGCACGTGACCGCAGGGCGACCGAGGAAAGCCGACTCTTCGAGCATGACGTGCGCGGCGTCGCGCCCCAGGTGGTGAGAGCACTCGAGCAGGTAGCAAGGAACCCGGGCGCCTTGGATCGGGCATCGCGCCGTGGCAACCGTTAGGGCGGCGAGGGAGCCGCGCGCTGGACGTAGTCCGTCGAGTCCAGCGGGGGGCTCGGCGTTCCACTTCTTGAGGTTCTCGGCAGCTTCGGCGGCAAGTCGTCGGGCGGTCATCTTTCTTCTTTTTCTTTAGCTGGTTCCCGGTTTCTATACGGGTTTTTTTCCGCGGCGCCGGCCGTAGGGGGTCAAAAAAAAAAGAATCTCGCGCGGCATTTCATTCTTGTGAGTACACGCCACAGCCGCCGCACGGTTGCGAGCGTGTCGGGAGATGGTCTTTACAGTAGACCGTGTCGCATCGGCAGGCCCCGTTTAGGTGGTACAGCTGGACCGAGAAGCCCGTGGCAGTGCACACATGGCACGCGAATGCGTCGGCGTTGTACGACAACTTACGGCACAACGGGCACGTGCGCGGCTCTCCGAGCTCGTCGCGGTTCTGGTACCACGTCAGGAGACACGACTCGCCGAAGCTGTGATTGCAATCTAACTTTTTAAGGCGGCAGTAGTCGTTGCCACCCATGCAGATGCTGCACCCGTCTTCAATTTTTTCTTTGTCGTCTTTGTCGTCTGGGTCGAGGTTGTAGAAGACCGGATCGCAGCACGACACCGTTTGCCATTTTCGTCCGTCCTCGAGCCCGATCTCTTCGTCGTCTTCGGCCATAATCGCTTCAAATCGCGGGACGATGTCGAAGAGGTAATGGACGAGCCAGACGTACGCGACGGCTGCGCGGTGGTAGTTCTCTTCATAAGCCCTCCAGGCGTGCCACTCGTTGCAACACTCACGGCCAAGCTGACGCGTGCGACTCTCGCACCTGGCCCGCATCGTTTCGACGTTCTGCCATAGCCCGCAGAGCTGCAACTCGTTCAAAACGTGCGTCATTTGCTGCACGTTCATGAAGTCGGGCGTGGGCAAGCTCTGAGCGAGCCGGCGCTGGCCTTCGGCTCCCTTGAGTACCAGAGCCGTAATGATACGCGCACGAGACACAAGCGAATGGCGAACGGCGAGAGCCTCGAGCGTTGCGTGGTCGTCTGAGCCGTTGGCGTACGCGTGGAGACGGTCGACCCTGGCGCTGTTCTGGCTCTCGCTCCCAACAGTCGGCCACATCGGACGAATCAGCCAGCCCGTCGAATTCTCATGGACACGGGGAACCCACGCGCGGATGAGACACAGAGTCACGCGCGACTTGTGCGCGTGCTCGGCGAAATCATGGCCGCCGCGGGCGCGGTTGATGTCCCACGGCGTGAACTTGTCGAGCAGGAGCGCGCGCTGGTCTTCCTCGTTGACAAGGATAGCCGGGCGGCTTATCCATTCGATGCCATGGAGTTCGGCGGCGACGTCGGCGAGGCGGTAGACGGACATGTTCCGGTTCTGCTTTGGTTGTATCCCTTGCGAAATACTTTCTGGCGGCCGAAATTCCCGCGTTTCCGCCCCCCCGCCGACCAAAAAAAAAAACTCATCGCGCCGCATCGGAACAAATCAAAACAAGAACAGGCACGGCTTCGGCTTCTTTGGTCGTTCTGTGTACAGCCTGCGCCTCAATTCGTAGAGCCCGAACTCGTCGCCGCGGAACGTCTGCTTCGGGGCAATAGCCAGAGCACGCGCGAGCAGCGCGGGGCCGTGCCTTGGGTGCTCAAGTCCTTCCGCGCTTATACGCGTGCTTTCCGTGTGCGTAGTCAGAGGCCCACGGCCAAACCCTTCGCGACGCGCTGCAACATGGAGAAGCTGGAGACGGACAAGCGCGATCAGCTTGAGGCGCGGGGCTTTGTCCATCTGCGTCAGGTCCCCGCGGCCGTACTCGTCCAACATGCGCGCCGTCTCCTCTCTCGCGTCTTCTGCGGCCTGCGCGCTCTTCCAGAACCCAGAGAGGAGGCGCGCACCATAAACAACGCCGCGCCGTGGGTCGTCCATCACGTGGGCAAGGATAGCGCGGCGCGTCGGTGGCTGGAGAACCCCAAGGCGACGAGCAAGGCAAAGCCCCGCGAAGTGGAGGAGCTCACGGGATCCGGGCGGGTACTCTGTGCGCATCGCCTGCGCCCTACGCGTCGCGCGCGTCGTCATCTCGGTAAGCGTCAGCTGGCGGAGTCC